TTTTCATTTGATAATAATGATGGTCAACTTGTTTTTTCAAAACAATTTAATAGTAATAATATTTACAGTGAAGGAATTTTTTCAAATGTTGTCACTGATAAAACAGGCATCACATTAGCAAATACAACAGTTCCATATTCAACTGTAGGCACCTGGGTTTATAGCCTAGCTGTTGGATCATATCCAAACTTTACTGGGGTTGAAATATCTTGGGATTCTGGTTCATATACAAATATGTCTGCAACAAGCTTGATTGTAAGCCGTTATGCTACTGTTTCTGTTTCTTATGATAATGGTTTAAGTTATTATAATGTTTCAAATGGAAAAACTTTTCCTTATTTCTTGTCCAACTACGGATCAAGTTTTGCAGGTCAATGTTTAATTAAAGTAACTCTTTATTCAGCAGATACTTCGGCGGGACCACAAACAAGAATTGATAATTTAAATGTAAATGTTTATTCAGATATAACTAAAGTCTCAGATTCAGGCTTATTTAAAATATCTCCAGCTTCAAGCACAACTTATATGATTAAGAAGGATACTACAGATATTCTTTCAAGATCTAGAAATCTAGGTGTTCGTTTTTCTGCACAAGACCCAGGATCCAAATCTGGATATGCTGTAATATCTCCAACTTCATCTTCTTCATATCAAACAATAGAGTTTTGGATGGAATATGATGGTAAAGGCTCGGCGGTATTAGATACCGATCTTTCTGGTACTGCAGATTTATATATAGACTCTTCAAATGTTTTGCAAAATTCAATTTCAGGATCAACTTTATATGTCAACGGTATAAGTAGAAACTCATCTCCTATTACACTGACAAATGGAGAAATATATCATGTGGCTTTGGTATACCCAAGCTCAAGATCATCTAACATACTTATAAATGGCTCTTATGATGCATCTAAGCTTCCATCAGAAGCCACATATGGCTATATAAGCATTTATCCAAATGCTTTGGGTTTAACTGAAGTTCAAAATAGATATTTATCTTTTGTTGCCATTAATACCTCAGTAGCTTATGATTCAGTCACCTCTGTAGGATCAGTTCTTGAATACTCTGGTACATTTTCTCAAATAAATAATGGTCAGCCAATTACTTTTCATACCCATGTATCTTAAAATGGTAGTCTAATGTTCAGTTTTAAATAGTTTGGTGGTATTATTGGCATATGGGTAAAATGCGTGTTCAACCAATTGATGAGGTAAACTGGGGAGTTTACGCCTGGCAAATGCCAGATGAATCATTGGTTATGGATGATGAAGGCGGGTACTTAAGTATTCCGTCTATGAAAGGCGATATACGCCAAATTAAAAAGCTTAAGGATGCAGCAAAATACTATGGTTTAGAAGAAGGACATCCTATTTTTTTTGCGGGACACAGAGCAATTGATGATGAAGAGTTACAAATTCAACAACAGAGATTAGAGTTAGGTCTTGTTCCAGATGTTATGGATACTCCTGCAATGCTTGAATATTATAAAGAAATGAAGGAGATGAAAATTGACTAATTTAACTGTTGTTGATGCTGATGATGAAGCAGAAGGTACTATTACAGTCAAGCTTGGAACACAGCATACTGTAGAACAAGAATTTGATGATCCCTTTAATGCAAGATGGGATGATATCAAAAAGGCAGAAGGGTTAAGCCCTAATTTCCGTCGTCAAGTAAATCGTATTGAAAAGTCATTTACAGGTGTAGATGATGCTAAATCTAAAAAGCTTGATCCGCTTGATCTGACTGGCTATTCTCTTTTTCAAATTGTTCAGCCACCATACAATGTTCTATACTTAGCACAACTTTATGATATTTCTCCATATCATCACTCTGCTGTAAATGCTAAGGCAGCAAACGTCATTGGATTAGGCTATAAGTTTGATAATACTTGGGCAACATCTTCAAAGATTGAAGCTGTTATGGAAACTCCAAAAAAGCTTGATAAATTACGTTCAAAAATTGAAGGGATGAAAGAAGAACTTCGTACCTTCTTAGAATCTCTTAACTCAGATGATTCATTTACAGAAACGATGAAAAAGATTTATGTTGATTTAGAATCAACTGGTAATGGATATCTTGAAGTTGGTCGTACATCAACTGGTAAGATTGGTTATATTGGACACATTCCAGCAACAACTATGCGTATCCGTCGTCACCGTGATGGTTTTGTGCAGGTTGTATACAATCGTTACACATTCTTTAGAAACTTTGGGGATACAGAAACTCCAGATCAAATTGGTACAGATCCACAGCCAAACGAAGTAATTCACTTTAAGATTTTTACACCATCAAATACATACTATGGTGTACCAGATATTTTGTCTGCAAAAAATGCAGTTGCAGGTGACGAATTTGCACAACGCTTTAACCTAGATTATTTTGAGAATAAAGCTGTTCCAAGATACATTATTGTTGTTAAGGGTGCAAAGCTTACTGCTGATGCAGAACGTAAATTACTTGAATTTTTCCAAACAGGTCTTAAGGGTAGAAATCATAGAACACTTTATATCCCTCTTCCATCTGATGGAGAGCAGGGTCGTGTAGAGTTTGAGATGAAGCCTGTAGAGGCGGGAGTTCAAGATTCTTCATTCAAGAACTATGCAGTAGAAAACAGAGATCGTATTCTTATTGCTCACCGTGTTCCAATTTCAAAGATAGGTATGCCACAAGGCGTTTCTTTGGCAAATGCTAAAGATGCTGATAAGACATTTAAAGAACAAGTTTGTCGTCCACGTCAAGAAGAGCTTGAGTTTAAAATTAATCTTATTATAAGAGAGCTTACAGACGCTTTTGTACTACGATTTAATGAACTTGCCTTGACAGATGAAGAAACTCAGTCAAGAATTGATGATCGTTATATTAAAGATCAAGTTATTGTTCCTAATGAAATTCGTGCTCGTAAGGGACTTGCTCCCCTTCCAGGAGGTGATGCTGTTGTTGTTTTAAATCCTAAAGCAATGCAAGATGCAGCATCAGATGCAAGTGGTAACAAAACTCGTGATCAAAATAGAACAATAAATGCTCCTGATAAAATGGGAACCGCTCGGAACGCAAAGGGCGAGGGTCCACAAGAAGGTAACTAAAAAATGGCAACAGCATTAGACGTACTAAATGTTGCAAGGATGCAGATAGGCTTTCATGAAGGTGTAAGCAATGAAAATCCATATGGTGACTGGTACGGAGTTCCTAATGCTCCATATTGTGCAATGGGCGTGTCTTGGTGTTTTGCTCAAGTAGGTTTATCACATTTAATTGCTGCACAAACCCCTAAAGGATTTTCTTATAATCCTGCAGCACTGCCTTGGTTCCAGCGTCAAGGATTAGTAGTTAATAAAATGTCTATGCAAATGGGCGATTTGGTTTTCTACGATTGGAACTCCGATGGCGTTGTAGACCATGTAGAAATATGTGAAGCAGCAAGTCCTGGAGGATTTACAACAATTGGTTTTAATACTGGTAGTCCTAATGATCCTACAAAAGAAGGATGCTGGAGAGTTCACAGAAATTATCTTTTTGTAATGGCAGTTGTAAGACCAAAATATCCTGTTCCTTTAAAACCAACAACATCTATTGCTACAAGTAAAAAAGCAACAGCGGGTGTAGCAGTAGGTGCCACAGCACTGACTGGGGGTATGCTAGTGACACACCCTGGAACAACAAATGGAACTACTGTTACTTCTCCAAGTACAACAGTTTTTGTAGCTCCTCCATTTCCTTCTTCTCAAACTTCATTTGCAGTAGGTCAAACAAATGATGCTGTATGGACAGTTCAAAAGGCTTTAGAAAAAGCAGGTCTCTTACCAAAGGTATATGACACTGGAACTATGAATATCCAAACAGAAACAGCACTAGTTAAATATGAAAAGAAACAAGGTGTTACTGTAGCAAAGAATACTATACCTCAGATAATTTATGATGAATTAAAAGGCACATTATGAGTTTAAAACATCATTTTAAATTTCAAATTTTTGATGCAAAGCAGCTTATGATAGCTTCTACAGGAGCATTCAGCACCTGGGCTGCAACAGGATTTCAGCGTGATTTGCCACATATCGGGTATGTTTTGGTCGGGTTCATAACTGGAGGGCTGGTATCTCATAACTCTATGAATAGCCCTAATGTGTTGCCAGACTCTCATATTCAAACTCCTTATGTAAATAACATAAATGACGGGGATAAAGGTGTTCCAGAAAAAACTCCAGAAGCCTACCAACCAGAAGGCACAGATGTAAGAAAGGTGATAAAAATAAATAGTGGAATTATAAAATAATTTGTGAAAATTATGCGTTATTTATAAATACTGCTATTATTTATTTACATATGGATATTCAGAATTGTTCAGTTGAAGGTTGCTTTAACGCTAAACGTAGAAATGGCGAGAAAAGTTTATACTGTCACATGCACTATAAAAGATTTAGAGAAACAGGTTCTGTGGGATCTGCAGAATCTAAAAAAATTTGGTCACATCGTGGAGCAGAATGCTCTATAAGCGGATGTTTAAACAAAGCAGAAAAAAAGACTTATTGCACATTTCATTATGATTCAGCTAGAAGATCTAGTTTTTCTGTAGAAGAAGTTGAAGAATTTAAAAAAAATGGATGCTATTCATGTACATCAAAAGAAAGATTAACGTTAGACCATGATCATACAATATGCTCAGATAAAAAAGCTTGTGAAAAGTGTTTTCGTGGAGTTCTTTGTCACAAATGCAATACAGCATTGGGTTTGCTAGGAGATGATCTTAATAAGATTATGAATTTAGCAACGTATTTAATTTCTAAAAAGGATGTGTTGATTTATGAATAAGCTAAATACAACTACTATTGAAAGCAAAAATAATAAACTTGTTATTTCAATGCCTTTTGCTAAAGTTAACAAAGAAAAAAGAACTGTATCTGGCTGGGCATCGTTAGATAATGTTGATCGTCATGGAGATATTGTAACTAAAGATGCAAATAAAAAAGCATTTGGTAATTTTAGAAAAAATATTCGTGAAATGCATGGTCCTGTTGCTGTTGGTAAAATGGTTAATTTTAAAGAAGATACATTTTTTGATCCAGAGACACAAAAGAAATATAATGGAATTTATGTAACTGCTTATATTTCAAAAGGTGCTCAAGATGCCTGGGAAAAGTGCCTAGATGGAACTTACTCAGGTTTTTCTATTGGTGGAAACATTAATGATGCAAAAATGGAAAAAGTTGATGGAGATAATGAAACTCGTAGAGTTATTCATGATTATGATTTACACGAACTTTCACTTGTAGATTCTCCAGCAAATCAATTAGCTAATTTTATGTCTATTGAAAAAAATACAGATGGCTCTTCTTTTATTAAAGGAATGATAGCAGATGTAATAACAGAAAATGTTTTTTGGTGTAAAGAAGATGAAGTAGCATCAACATCAGAGCACACAACAAAAAATTGTGTTGTATGCGAAGATCCAATGATTAATATTGGATGGGTTGAACAAAAAGATTCAGAAAAGTTTGAAGCAATTGAAAAAGTAATTGATTCTTATTTTAAGAAAGATGATGCTCCAACATCCGCACACGAAGCTGGCGAAACAGCTGCACCAGGTTTGGCAGGTAATGTAATTGCTAGTGATACTTCAATTAATCTTTATCCTGATCAAAATACAAAGTCAAAGATCACTTTAAGTGACGGGCTTAAAAAGAGTGATGATATTTCACTCAACGAAGGAGGTAACAAAATGGCAGAAGATACAAATGCAGAAGTTGCAGAAGTTGCAGCAGATGTAGAGACTCCAGCCGAAGAAGTTTCAACTGTTGAGGCTACTGCAGAAGATACCAGCATTGAAAAGGCTGCATCAATTTCTGAAGTTGAAGATACTCTTGATTTTGAGAAGGCACTCGGCAACCTGAAGACCTTCCTAGGTGAGTCTATTGAAAAGAACTATTCTCTACAATCTGCAACAATCGCAGATCTCAAGAAAGTTGTTGACGCAACTAATGGTGAGCTTGCAAAGATTAATTCTTCACATGAGGATTTGAAGAAAGCTTATGCAGAGCTTCTAGAGAAAAATGAAACACTAACAAAGACAGTTGAGGATCTTGGTGGCAAGATTGAATATGTTGACCATCAGCTCAAGGGATTTGAATCCGCAACTGCAGTACAGAAGTCCGTTGGGGTTTCCGCTCCATCGGGTCAAAAACCAAAACAAAGTATATGGCAAGGTGCTTTCCTCAGTGCTTCAGATATATAAAAAATACAGAAAAAATAAGGTGGTGAAATAATAAATGAGTAATGAACTTCTACAAAAAGTAATTGATACAACGAACCTCGGTTCTTCAGCAGTCAATGCTTCCGCTGATTCCTCTACCCTTTCAGGTAATGGTCTCCTATATCCAGATCAGGCTAATCGCTTCTTGGATTACATGTGGGATGCAACAATTCTTGCTAAGACAGCCCGCACGATTCGTATGCGTTCAAACACAACCGAGATTGATCGTGTTGCAGTTGGACAACGTATCATGACAGTTGCACAAGAAGAGAATCCACGTGATTTCGTGGCAGCTACTGGTACATATTCTAACGCTAATGGAACAACTTTCACAGCACAGAATGCAACCTTTAACAAGGTCTCTCTTACAACTCGTAAACTCCGTCTTGACTGGGAACTTTCAGCAGAATCTCTTGAAGATAATATTGAAGGTCCAGATCTAGAGGATCACATTGCGCGTCTTATGGCTACCCAGGCTGGTAACGATATTGAGGATACCCTTATTAACGGTACTGGAACTGGTTCAGGCTTGATGTCAGCATTTGCAGGTTTCCGTCAATTGGCTCTTAGCAACGCTCACGTTGTTGATGCAGCTGGTTATGGACTTGACAAAACAATTTTCAACCAAGCAATTAAGACAATGCCTCGTAAGTACAAGCAACGTCGTAACCAACTCCGATTCTTCACAGGATCTAACTTGGTTCAAGACTATCTCTTTAATCTTACATCCATGACAAGTGGTGGCTTCAATCCGTTTGATATCGCTTCAGGTATCCTACGTGGTGATGTTGCTGCTAACGATGGTGGTCCAGGAACAACAACTCCATTCGCATTCGGTATCCCTGTTATCAACGTTCCGTTGATCAACGAGACACAGACCTACAATGGTAGTGCAAATACAGGTGATCTTCACTTGACATTCCCGCAAAACTTTATCATTGGTATCAAGCGTGATGTAACAGTCTATCGTTTGTTCCAACCAAAGAAAGATACAATTGAATATACACTATTCATTCGTGTCGGTTGCGTAATGGAAAACTACGATGCACACGTTATCGTTAAGAACATTGCTGTTGCAGGTTCTGTAATGACTTCAAATTCATTCGGATCAGCTACAAACGGTTCTGGTATTACTGGTGGAGCTAACGCTGCGCCTTATACCGATACATACTAATATTAATTAGTTGCAAGGCAGGGGACTAGCGATAGTCCCCTTAGCCATTTAATGATATAATTAACAATGACGAGAGGAAGTCAAATGTCATTTACAGATCTAAAAGTTACAGAATTAAG